TTGTCTTATAGTTGCATCATTTATTCTTGTCTTTTGGTGTAATATTTCTCTCAAATATGGTGAATTATCTACCAAATTTTGGTTTTGTAATAATTGATGTGTTGACTCTTGTTCCAATTTTTCTTTTCTAGCTTGACTTTCTAATATTTGTGCTTCTAGTCCTTTACTTTGTAATTCCATTTGTCTTATATTCTGATATGCTAAAATTCCTTCTGCTACTGGGTTACCTTTTATTTGTGGTGCTACATAATCTGCTGGCTTTGCTTCTGTACTTCTTACTACTGGTGAATTTGTCATTTGACCATATATAAGATTTGGGTTTAATCCAGCTTCTTTAAATCTTTGCATTTGTTGTGATGGACTATTATATGCATTTTGCATATTCCAATCTGATAATGCATCTGCTCTTTGCATTTGGTATAATTCTCTGTTTCTTCTATCTTGTAATGCATTTGCTTGTTGTTGTGCTTGTATATTTTGTTGGTTTGTAAATATACTTGTTCCTGCTGCTGCTAATCCGGATACTAATCCTGCTAATGGTAGTGGCATGTTTTTTTGTTTTTAATTTATTTTATAAATTTAGGTGTTTTTGACATTAAAACTTATTTTTTTTAAATTATTATATTCGTTGTCATTCCGCTTCGCTCAATCCGCCTCTTTTAATACTTTTTTGTAAATATAGTGTTTTAGTGTCAATTAGCACTAATATATCAAGGGTTATTAGTGCTATTTTTCTACCGCGCCCTTTGGGCTTGCTTTGCGGTGACCATTCAACCGATTAAAAATCGGTTGAAGGCTCACCACTAATTGATTCGATTGCATCGACTCTTTCATTGTTTTCTACTTTATCCACATATGTGGATTTTTGTTGATATTGTTTTAATTCTTGCTCATATAAATGTGCAAGTTCTTGGCGCTCTGCCAAATCTAATGTTCTTATATCTGGTAAATCGTTATCTTCTCCATCCCATATTGGTTCTCTCCAACCTTCAATGGGTAAACCATGTGAATGTCTTTCTAATATTTGTCTAATAGACAAAGTTTGGTCCGGTATAGTCATACTGGGTTTATAATTTTTTTCATAATTTTTATCGAATTCATTAGAATTCATTGAATTTTTTATCCTTTTCATATTTTATCTCTGTTTAATTCTGCGTTACGATACATAGTATCAAATTGTTTAATATGTCTTTCGACTGTTATTTTAGAATAATTTTCCCCTAATTCTTCATGTAATTTATTTTCTTCACTTTCAGCTAATACTTTTACATAGTTTGATATCATAAATTTATCAAATTTTGAATAAATTTTATCTTTATAATATCTAGGCATTGCTATTTTTTTATCGTCTTTTAAATTACAATACATTCGTTTTTCTAAGTCTTTTTTGTGCCATTTAATCATCTGTGGTGTAAGATAATTACTTCCTATTCCTTTTGACATAAGACTAAATTCTTTTTGTCTATCATCATTGTAATGCATAGGTATTTTTCCTTTTTTAGTCATATATTTTAATGTATAACCGATGGAAGCTTCATTAACTTCACCAATATATATGCTTCCAATAGGTTTATTATCTAATGCCCATGCTTTAAGTATTTTTTCTTGATTTGCGTTGAAAATTATTAGATGGTAATGGGGGCGCATTCTTTTACTGCCGTATTCTCCACAAACATAATATTTTAATTTTTCGTTTGATAACTTTCTTAAACGTTTCATAAATTTTTGTACGTCTGGTTTATGTAAATTCATAAATCCATTGTTAGTTATTGGAACGTAGTTTGTGTCATATGTTAATGTTACAAATAAAGCTGTTTTTGAACGTTCCCCCTCTTTAACCAATCTGAAAGACCACCCTGAAGTCCGCCTCTTTTTACAAGGCGGACATTTAGAACAGGGTACTGGTATATTCTCCCCTGTGAATTTATCTTTTACATAAAAAGGGGTAATACATTTTGTACTCATTAGAATGTTGGTGTACCATATTTCGGCATTGGTCGTACTGCTTTAATACGATTTAATACATGACAATATAATTTTTGTGCATCTGGATCTTCTACTGCAAATATACGTGATGTTGCTTCAGGTGTACATTCAATAAAATCGCCATTTAATTGTGGTTCATTATCAAATATTCTACCTAAATGCCAATAATCTAAAGTAGTTCTAAAATCTCCAGCTACACGACTAGGCATATATTTATACTCTGCATATCTTGGTACATATCCAAATGTGTCGTCTTGATTTGTTGTATATGCATAAAGTTCTTGTACTTTTACTTCTTGTTCTCCAATATTTGCAAATGTTGGCCAGAAATAATCTAAACCGTCAAACTTTTGGAAAGTTCTAGGTATTCCTTGTTGATAAGCTGTTTTAGGCATTACAGACATAATTCCAATAATATATCCGTGTTCTTCACAATAGTATGAACCAGCTTTTCCACTATTCACACTAATTCCGTGTCCTGACATATTACCTTGTGGTAAATCTGTACCTGTCGTATTTAATACTTCTGAAACTACAACTGGTGATTTAACTCCAGTAATATATTCTGGTCTTTGTAAACGTTTATCACTTGATTTTACTCCAAAATGCGCTAAAATGTTTTCTATATATCTAGTACCACCACGTGCGTTTTTCTCTAACCATTCTTGTAATCTATAAGCTCTACGTAAATCGTTAATTGTTCCAGGTTGTACATCTAAACCAGCAGTATTTGCATACATATCTGCTGCTGTTGTAATTGGAGTTCCTGTACCTATAGAAATTGCTCCAGCATTTGTTGTTACACTATTTGCTCCTGTTGATGTTTTAAACTTTACTGGTACATCATTTTCAATTGCTGCAATTGGAATATCTACTGCTGCTCCTTTTTGTGCAAAAGGTAAAGATGCAGTAAAGTAATCGTGTTCCCAAGCTCTGTTTCTAAGTTTTGTTAATTCTGCTGCTTGATCTACATCTGTTACTTGACCATCTGTTAATTTATAATTTACTGGTGTAATTAAGTTTTGATCTCTGTAATATTCATTATATATACATTGATATGCAGCTAATGGTAATGCACTTAATTTTGTACCGATTGCAGATGATGTTCCAGTAGGTATTGGTGGAATTCCCATATAATCTAAGAATTTTGAAGATCCTACTAATTCTGGTATTGTTCCATTTACCCAGTTTACATTATAATTAATGTAAGGTGCTACATAAGGACTATTTGCATCTACTATAAATTTTTCCCAATTATCCCATAATATACGGTTAGGTACAAAGAAATAATGCATTGTTACATCCATACGGTGCATAACTGGTGCTGTCATAGGTGCAAATCTTACTAATGATTCACATGATAAATCAAATTTATCTCCTGGTACACATTCCATTGTTAAAATGGGTGTTAATTCTCCCATATTTGCTGATAACTTCACATCATGAGTTAAATCAAATACATTCTTTTGTGGTTTGGTCATCTTGACCGAGTTAAACAGGTTTCTTTTTGCCATGTTTTGTTGTTTTTTTGGTTTATAATCGGATTCCTCCGCGTGATACATAATAACTACGGCTTACTTTACGATAGCCTTTTTTTCCGCTTTTTCGGCGACTTCTTCTTTTGTACATTTTTTTGTTTTTAATTGTTATTTAATTGAATTCCTATTCTAAGTTTACTACTTCTTTCCAAGTAATATAATGCTTGATCAAGTGTTTGATTTTTAATAATGGGATACCCATTATAATAAAGACAATAAATTTTTAAATCCATATATTTTATTTTAATAATCCAGCTGCTATTATCTTAATTAAATCTCCTACAAAATTTTTGTTAATTCCAAAATTTACTAATCTATTATATTCTAATTTAATCATATCAGCTTCATCTATTGTTTTATCTTCTTGTGCTTTAAAAAGCTTTACTTGTGCTTTTGCAACTTCATTTTTTTGTGCTTCTGATAATTCTTGCCAATATCTGTTTTGTGATAATGTTAATAAATTAGATTTTGCTAAATCTTGTTGTAATGGATTCATTTTTTGATTATGATCAATATTTTGTTCCATTAAACGTATATTATAATCGTTCATACGTACTTTTTGTGACAATACTTCTTTTAAATTTGGTGAATTGTCTACCAAATTTTGATTTTGTAAATGTTGGTGTGTTGCTTCTTCATCTATTTTTATTTTTCTTGCTTGACTTTCTAATATTTGTGCTTCCAATCCTTTACTTTGTAACTCCATTTGTCTAATATTCTGATATGCTTGTATTCCTTCTGCTACTGGGTTACCTTTTATTTGTGGTGCTACATAGTCTGCTGGTTTTGCTTCTGTACTTCTTACTACTGGTGAATTGGTCATTTGTCCATATATAAGATTAGGGTTTAATCCAGCTTCTTTGTATCGTTGCATTTGTTGTGATGGACTATTATATGCATTTTGCATATTCCAATCTGATAATGCATCTGCTCTTTGCATTTGGTATAATTCTCTGTTTCTTCTATCTTGT